TTTTTCAGTAGTTGACATTTTTGGTTTCTTTGTTTGTTTATGCAAATCACCAGATTTCTTAGCTTTCGCAATAATCTGCTTATCCGTTAAACCCTTATATTTAATTCCTTCAGCTTTTAACATGGCCTTATGTTGTCCTGCTGACGGTGCTCTATAAGTTCCTTGACCTCTTATCCTTAAAGCTGGTGAATATATGCCTGCGCCTTTACCTGCCATGCTAGTCCTCCTTCTTAGGATTCACGTAGCCTTGTATGGTCTTAGTATAAACACCGTGGGCTGGGCCTTCATACTCTTCAGCTTTTTCAGTCCAGGTAAAGGTATTGTTCTTTCCCTTCTTTGCCTGTGCTGTATACCGAGTACTTGTGTATGGACCATCCACGGGTTGTTGTGGTTTTACAATTTTAATTGTCATTTAGTGTACACTCTCTTTCTTTACTACTAATTTCAAATGCGGCGTGGCGATTTTTTTCAATCGTTCCACGTCACGCTGGATGTCTTCCTCCGAGTTGCCCGTAGCAAAGGCGTTCTTAACCTCCATTTCGGTAAGATTCTTATCGGTCCACATCGCTTGATGTTTGCCAAGGAGTTCCAAGGAGCGGATAGCCGCTTGATAATCGCCCTCCTGCTCAGTCTTTTCGGCGATACGTACTAGGCGGCGCAATATATCATCCGCTTCAATTTTAGTACGCTTTGTTTGATCGGCTTTGAGTTCTGAGATTCTCTCAGCCACGGCAGGATTCCGTATGATTGTCCAAGCATTCTTTTTTGCATGTTGTTCTCCGTATCCAGCACGTATGGCGGCGCGCACTGCGTTCAAGTCTTTTATAAACTCCAAGCAGAATTGCTCTTGCTGTGCTGTTAATTTATCGCCTTTTGCCATAGAGATAATTATAACCCAAATGGTATTGTAATACAAGTCCATTTGAGCTATAATATTAATTGCATAGCCCCGCGCTATGCGTCTCCTGTAAGAGGGGGAGGGAAATGAAACAAAAGTTTCATTTAATTTAAAGACACACATCACACACATACATACCACCTATTGTGTCTGCCTCCCCCCTACTTTTTCAGTCTACTATAAGTGGAACCTACTGGCAACGATACCCAAATCCAAGGGGGCACGCCCACAAATCAATAACTAGGTCCAAAATTTTGCTAAAATTTTTTCTGCTGCATATGTATGTATGTGTCTACGCCGTTTTTCCCTCCCCCCTACCTCGCCTTCCGACCACCCCCACCCCCCGTAGCTCTTTATTTTTGTTCAATAAATGAACAAGCCACCATTTAGAACAAACATAGAACAAATTTTAAAAACCTTCCCCCAAAATACTCATATAGTGAGTATCAACGGGGGCAGTAAACCTAGTTAAACCTCTTTAGGTTTGCACATTATTGACACACAATAATTTATGTGCTAGTTATGTGTCAGTTATGTGTAAGAAAGTTATCCACAACCTATGGATAAATACCTGTTGACAACGTTTTAAAAATCTTTAGAATAGGAACTGTTTTTAAATTTTAATTTTTTTAAAGGTGGTGTAAATGAAAAAATCGTCTGCCACTTTTAGAGTTTGTGAAAATAGATTAACACCTATTCAATGGGCTACTAACTTGCTTCATTGTGGTCAATGGATTAATCCGCCTAAAAAGTATAAGCCAAAAACTTATACCACAAAGTCTTTAAGTAAGATAGAGAACTTCGAGATTTATGACAGTAAATATAATGCCCGAGTAAAAAAATTATGGACTAAAATAGCAATCGATTTGGCTACAAAAAATCGAGCTGTAAAAAGTCTGAATGAATGGGAGTTAATGCTGGTCAGAAAATTTGGCAAAATCATAATCAATAAATAACTACTATATAACGGGATAATGGTGTCCCGTTATTTTTTTAACTTTAACAATGGGATATAAAATGTCTTTTAAAAATCAATATAAAAAGAAGTTTAACAAGACTTTTAATAACTTTAATTCTATATTCAGTAGCGATGAGTATTTGGATTTAAAGCTAGAATTGAATGAATTATCTATGCTAGACGGAGGTTATGATGAAATAAGCATAGATGAGCAAGAGCAAATTAACAAAGAATTGGGAGTAAAATTTAATGCCTAATAATAATATCAATTTACAAAATAGTTTAGTGTCAATTCACGATACTTTACGAGAAAATATAAGAAACAATTCTAGTAGAAACGTAGAAGATTTAGAACAAGCTATATGGCAAACTAGAAATATATTAGCTGATGTTTTACAAAATCATTTTAATATAGAGCCAAACAACGATTATAGATAAGAGTTTTCTATATAACAATAATATCTAGTAAGAGATATAAACTGAAAAATATTATATTATATAGAATTTAAAAGTAGTTAGTATCATTAACATAATATATCTATGTTTTGATAAAACCTACAGATTGCAAAAATAGAGGACACATAATTCATTGTGCTAAAGGTTTTAATGGAAACACCCTCTATTTTATGGCAATCATATTAATTTGCAGGTTGGCACACTTGTAATAATTCTATAGAAGTCCTGCAAATATCAAACTTATCCACAGCCATTTAGCTAGGTTGTGGATAAGTCGCTTGACAGTTTTTAAGTAATGCTTATCATTAGGCATTATTTAAACATTGAAAAATGTTTAGCTTTGTGTTTGCGTGGTTGTAAATACAATTAGAATGGGGTGGTATAAATTCTAATATTAAATTTAAAAGTGAACGGAAACGATAGATGTTTCAGATAGTATCCAAAACTATCATACCTGTCAAATTACTTTACTTTTAGTAAAATAATTTATAACTTGAATTTATCCATAACCCATTTTATCATATAATAAAGGTGTAAAATAATGAGTATAAATAATACATTGTTAAAATATCTTCGCACAGTAAAACAATTTAATCGTAGTGAAATAAAAAGATTTGTTTGTAATAAACTAGCACCAAAAGCGAGTTGGAACGCAGAAGAAATACGTTGGTTTATTAATGAGGTAAAGAATAACTTTATTAGACCAATAGAAACATTACCAATTACTCAAAGAACTGATTTTGAAAGGAAACTTAAAAGATTGCTTGATGAAGTAAAAGAAAATGAAGATATATCTACTTGTTCTGATTGTGATACTTGGGAATTTTTTGACCAATTAAGAGAAACTTATAATGGTGACGGATATGTTTGTGAAGATTGCTTAAATAATTATAGCTACTCAGAATTTCAAGATACTTATATATCTTGTGGTGATTTCGAAAATGAATCAGAAGAACAAGAAGAACAAGAAGGCATTTATGATTATATGCACAGGGTTGAGAATGATTTAGGTAAATTAAAAATGCCAAACGAAACTCATAGTAAAGATTTAATTTATTATGGTGTAGAATTAGAGGTTGAAAGAAGGCAATCTTGCCCATCTGATATAGGAATTTTAATTAATGATGATATATTGAATGGCTTTGCTCAATGCAAGTCTGATGGCTCACTTGATAATGGCTTTGAAATAACTACAACTCCCGCTACATTTGGAAAACAAAAAGAAAATTGGGAATATTTTTTCAAAAATAAAATGTGCATGGAAAGTCTTAAAGGTTGGAATACAGATACGGCAGGACTTCATATACATATAAGTCGTTCTGCTTTAAGACTTACAGAAATAGGAAAGCTATTAGTATTCATAAATGATGAAACTAATAACCCATTTATTAAACAAATTGCAGGTAGAGAATCTTCTCAATGGGCAAAAAGACACCCGAAAAAGATAGCAGATTGTTTGCAATCATCTGAAAAATACGAAGCAATTAATATGGCACACCCAAATACAATAGAATTGAGAATATTTAAAAGTAATATATCTCGCAACGGATTTTATAGAGTGTTAGAATTTGTTGATTCCTTAGTATACTTCTGTAAGAATTATACAGGATTAACAGGTCTAAGTTTACACTATAAAACCTACCTTAAATATCTGAATAACCCTGAAATTAAGGCACAATATCCAGACCTTACTGCTTGGTTAATTCGCAAAGGATATTTATCTGGTAGACCTTCTCGCAAAGTGAGTTTGCAAGGAGAACTTCACGAAAACACAGCTACTAACTAAAAGAAAGGGGTATCTATGTGTTTAATTATAAAAACTAACAACCCTAATAGATTAAGTTTGAATCTTTTACAGACTGCATATCAAAATAATTCTGACGGATTTGGTGTGATGTTTTGCAATAAAGGTAAATTGCATACACAAAAAATTGTGCCAAAAACCTTTGAGGATATAAAGAAGATGTGGTTAAAGTATAAAGATTTAGATATTCCTATGGGATTGCACTTTAGATTTAATACAAATGGAGATACAGCTAGAAGTTTAAGCCACCCATTTCAAATTTTATCAAAATCTAAAGGAGATGATAGGGATATGTGGGTAATGCATAACGGACCTCAACTTCCTACACCAATGATAGATGACAATAAATCTGACACCCACCAATTTATAAAATGGGTATTAAGACCTCAACTATCTGCTAATCCAAAATTATTATACAATGCTGAATGGCAAGAAATGATAGAAGATGTAATAGGAAGTGATAAACTTTTATTCCTAGATGGAAAAACAAAGGAGTTCACTATCTATAATCAAGCAGAAGGAAAAGAAATGGATAACATAGGTTGGTTATCCAATACTTATTCCATTCAACCAATAGGTTATGGGTTAAGAGATTATACCTATGATTTTAAGACCGATAAAATGGAATGGAAAAAAGATTCTTGGTGGAATGATGATGACTACCATTATTCTGGTATCCGTAATTCTGAATTACCAAGTATTCATAATAGTA